GATAAATGACCTGGTTGGTGTTGACCCCAAGCATGAACATCGTGCCGCCGTCCGCGCTGAACATGACGGCCATTGGACTGGTGTTTTGTGGCGACGTGTCTTTGACAACCGGGCTCCCAAGCGTCGAAACGTCCCAAGGCGTCGAGAGCGTGTAGCCGTTGATGTCCTGGCCCGTGTTGCCTGCGACATAGCATTTGTCCCCGGCCGCAGAGAACCAGAGGCCCGTTGGGAAGGTGTCCTCGGTTCCCACGCTGCCTGACTCGGTTGCGTAAGCCAGCCTGGTTTCCGGCTCTGTTTCCCACCATTCGTGAATGAAGACGTTGTAACCGGCTGCCTGGAGCGCATCCTGGATGTAGCGCGGGTCTTGGCCCCCCTGTGCTTTCCATCTGGCGTCGAGCGCGGCGCGGCGTGCCGTCTCCGTCCCTTCGCCTTTGAGGGCGAACTGCTTTTCCCATTCCGAGAGCTGTCTGGTGGTGTCTGGAAACAGGTCGAGCCACACGTCATCGACAAAGACCACCGCGTCTTCGGTCGGGCTTTTGGAGAGCGCCTGGAAGAAGCTCCGCAACGTCTTCTGCAACGTGATGCGCCACGTTTCCGAGTGTGGAAGGAGATGCTGGAACTGGCGGAAATAGCGGCTCATGTCACCCCATCACCGTTCGTCCGATCACGTCCATTTTGACTTGGCCGCTGCCTCCAGTGTTCGTGGACAAGAGGTAGCCAAGGCCGAACGTCGCGCACGCATGACTGCTCCCGGTGATGGTGTAGGTCGTCGCGTTGTGCGTGGCCGTCGTCAAATCCCAAGCGGTGCTTAGGTCGTATGTGTTCACAGTGGTACCGTTTCCGGTGAGGAGTATTTTGCCGTCGTCGGTGAGGTGTACGTACTGCGGGGACAGCACGTTTGCTGTGGTGTCGAGCACCTGTCCCGTTGCGAATCCAGCGCCACTGAGCGTCCACGGCGTCGGCAGGTCGTAGCGGTTGATTTCGTTTCCCACACCGTCGCTCGCGGCATAGAGCTTCGTGCCCCCGTCCGCGATGAAGATGCCGCGCACACTGTCATTTTCTGTGCCGAGGCCAAGACTCAAGGAGTCGTAGGTTGCGGTCGTGACGTCCCAGGGCGTTGAGAGCGTGTACTGGAAAACATTGTCCTGGTCGTCCGAAACCCACATCTTTGTGCCGGTGTCTGGCCGGAACCAGACAGATTCCGCCGTGACGTTTACCTCAGAGATGGTTTCGGAGTGGTCTGGCGTGAGGGTGCTGCCGTCGAGCCTGAACCGTCCGTCCGGGAAGGAGTACCTGTAAACCACAGCGCCGTTGCAAACCCAAAAGTATCTCCCACGTGGCTCGACGTAGGGGCCTCGAATGTTGTCCTGGCCAACGTCCGACTGCACGTCCAAGTCAAATGCGTTGCCGAGGTCTGGAAAGTGCCGCAAGCGGCCCGCAGAGCCCAGGCGCACGTCGAGTGCTTCCACGATCTGCGAAAGGTTTTCCGCGATGCCAACGGCCTCCGGGTTACCGCTCGCGGTGAGGTCGGCGATGCCGAGCATGGCCTGAACGAAACCATAGAAGTCGTTGAGCCAATCCTTTTCGAGCGGAGTGCCTGAGCCGTCGCCCGCAGTGGTCACGTTCTGCGCTTTGCCGTTCGGGTATCCGTTCGGGTCACTCGTGTCGATTTGTCCTGGATACTTAGAGGATGGGATGATGGCCATGTTGGTCCTTAGGGTGTGAACGTGATGGTGCCGAGCTTTGCTTTCTCACCATCGCTTAGCGTGTAGGCGTTGAGTTGGGTCAGACCACGAAACAGCGTGACGACCGCGATGGTTGCGCCAATGGCGTTGGCGGCCTCGGTCGCGACACCCGCCACGGAGCCCTGCGTTACGCGGTTGGCGCGCGGAAGAGTCGAGAGCCCGACGATGAAGGGTTCCCGAGAGCGGAGCCAGTCGTCTACGGCGTCCGTCACGGCCTGCTCCACTTGGGCCACGGTGGCTGACCCGGTGACGGTGAGGCCCTGCACGACGACCGTGAAGCCCGTTCGCGTGATCGGGAGCGTATTCACGAGGTCGTTGGCCGGGCGGTTCGAGGCAAGGCCAGCGTCATCCAGCTCAATCGCAGCCGCGACCGCATCGAGCTGGGCTTGCGTCGGGATGCCGTCTTCGGAGCCGCTGGACGCCTCGGTGGCTTCGACATACACGTCGACCTCGCCTGGGGCGCCTGTGTACGGGTAGACGGCGAGGATGCCAGCCACGTCGGAGCCCCAGAGGCGATAATCAGCGTATGCGCCCCCCTGTGGCTGTAGGGCGGCCCGGTCGATGACGCGCTGGCGGTAGACCTCCGGGTCCTCCGCGTTGGCGCCCGTGACGGTGGTGCTGGCCACTACGGCGTCTGTGGCGACGTTCGCCTGCGGGTTGACGAACGAGATCACGTCTGCGTCGTTCAGGTTCCCCAGCGTGCCCACGCCACCGTTGCCTGACTGGTCGCTGCTGGCACGGACGGTGATGGTCTTGGTTGCCGCGTCCAGCGTCACCGCTGAAAGGGTAAGGTAGAGCACCCCTGTGTCCGACCGAAGGAGCTGTGACCCTGCGGCGAGCGTGCCTGTTTGGTTGAGGACGGTGATGGTGGCGGTGCCCTCCCAACGTGTTGCGTCATTGGGTTTGCCGACGCCCAGTAGCACGCCCCATTCGGTGAGCGGGTTGACCGTCTTGCCGTTGATGACCGTGTCCTTGGACGACGCCGTGGCCACGAACATCTGGAGCAGTGAGAAGCCCGCGTACTTGTAGACAAGGATGAAAACGCCAGCGAGAACCTTTGCGAGAACGCGCGTGAACGCCTTCGGCAAGAACGGGATGGCTTGGCTAAGCTCGGCCGCGAGTTGTGCGACGATGTTGTCGCTGATTTGTTGGATCGTCGGCGTGGTCAGGCTCATGTCAACGCCCACTCTTGTTCGAAGTTGAACTCATACGTGCTGTCCCCGATCTCGATGTTCACCTCGATGTTCACCGCATTCAACGCTGGAATGGTCACGAGCACCCCGACGTCGTTGGCCACGCCCTCCTCAACGAACCATTCGAGGTCGCTGACAGCCGCGTCTTCGATGCGGAGGAGATTTGCTGAAACCGCAGGGATGCTGTTGAGCAAGTATTGCGTTCGTGACCTGTATTGTCTGGACGGCTCGTTCTCGGTGAAGTTGCCCCACCATTGAAGGCTGGAGCCCGCGTCGCCGCCGTCGTCGTCTTTGTTGCCGCCGAACAAAGACAGGTATGCGGCTGTCTCGAGCCCGTCTGCGGTCACGGCGAGCCCGTTGTCGTAGTCGATTTCGCCGCCGTCGTTGGTCTGGTAGAGCCGAACGTCTGTCATGTGCCCTTTACCTTGTCCGTTGCCGTGTCACCCACCTCATACGGCACGGTCGTCACCTTGACTGGAGCTTGAATCACGCCTGCGGTTCCGCCTCCGCCAGTCACCGCCGACGTGATATGAATGTGATTGTCGTGCGCATCCTGCAAATCGTCGATAGACGCCTTGATGTCGTCGAGCTGAGCTTGAAGTCGGTCGTCTCTTGGGATGAACTCGGCCGGGTCGTCCTCGGCAAGATGCACGAAGCCGTCGTTGGTCAGGCGAATCGTGACTTGGATGACCCCGTCGGCGTCTCGTGAGTAAAGACGGCGTTCGCCTTCGAGCGCCGTCGGCTCGTTCACCGGGTCGAGGAAGCCGATGGCGATGTAGCGTCCGGTGCCTGGGATCTCCACCAGATGCACCCGGTCGGTTGGAAGTGCCCGTGCATCATCGCCCGCGCCCTGGAACAGCTCGCCAGTGAGGTTGGGTCCCCCGCCTGGGTCGACCTTGATGTCTGTGACCGGCACATCGTCGACCGTGGTCCGCAAGAACTCCAGAACCGTGCCGATCAATCCCACGGCAACACCGTAGGCAAAACACCGTTGAACGCGCCAGGCAAAACCAGGCCGAGACTTGCAGTCGTGCTTTCTTTGTCCTGTCTGAGAATCACGTCGCGAACCAAAAGTGTCGTCTTGTTGTAGATCATGGCGTCCGGCGCTTCGAGCGTGACGAGCGTGTTGGGGGTGAACAAAGACCCCTGTGGGTCCCGCCACGTCGGCAGGCTCACGACGTAGCTCACCATATTGCCGAACATCCGCGCCATTTTTGCTTGAACGGCGGTCGGCAGGTCTGGCGGTCGAACGTCCTGTGCAGTGAACGTCAGGGGTCTCGTGACCCCGCTGAGGCGCGTGTTTTGAACGGTGTACTTGCTTCCCTCGCGGGAGGCTTTGGTTTTGGAAAGGCCGGTGATTTCGCTGTAATAGGCCTGCGGGCTGAACGTCGCGGCCACCGACTCCAACGGGGGTTCCCCCTGTTGGAGCTGGACGACCGGAACGCCCGAAGCAATCGACTGGAGAAAGACGAGCGCGCCCGTCGGACTGTCGCTGATGACGAGGCTCCGTTGCCTCGCGAGCTCGGCGAGGAAGTTGCGAACCGAATCCTCGGGTTTCAACGCGACGCGGCGAAAGGATGCGCCGTCTGGCGCTTCGAACTCGACACGGAGGCCAAACGGTTGCGCGAGCTGGTCTGCGATCTGACGAAGCGTCAGGCCATTGAACTCCAAAGGGAACGCGCTGCTAGGCGCGTGGATGTCGGAGAGCTGCGCCGGAAGCGAATATCCGTTGCACAAGACGCTTTTACTATCGGCCGTGACCTTGGGTTCAACACCGACGAGCTGCCCGGTGAACAGGTCGGCGCCGTCGACTTTGACGTTGAGGCTCTTGTAGCTGAACGGCTGGAAGGTTTCCCTGAACAGCGTCCGTTCGCTCTCAAACGGGGCCGTGAAGGTGCATGTGCTGAAGTTGTCGAGGGCGAGCGTCAGCTCTACCGTGTCCCAAAACGCCCACGTTTTCTGGTCAATGCTGAGCGCGACGTTTTCAGGGGTAGTAGACAATGGTTCGACCCCGTGGAAGTTCTAAAATCTCCGAGCCTGTGAGGCTGTTGCTTTGGATGAGGAAGTCGAGACGGTCGTCGACCGATCCGTAGACCTCGGCGGCCACGTCCAGGATGGTTCGCGCCCGGTCGAGCACGATTCGCTTCTCTGGAATCAGCGTGAACGAGATTTCCACGAGGAACCCTGCCGCCAGGGCGGCGGCCGAGGTCAGCGCTTGGTACGAAGTGCCAACGTCGATGAGTTCGGTGTCCGTGTACCCCTGCTCCCGCCACGGGATGAGGGCGTCGGCTTGCTCGAGGATGCTATTGGCAGCGTTTAGGGCGTCCGGCTTGGTTTCAAAGGTGTTGTTGAGGACGCTCGTCATGGTGCCAGCGAGGCCGGTCGATGCGTTGAGGTCGCTTGTGACCCAATCGTTTTGGATCTTGGTTTTGGTTCGCGGGAGGTCGAATCCCAGGACCGTGCCCGGTTGGCCCTTCACCGACGCAAAGATGTCCTGGGCAAAGGTGCCGTAGGCCAAAACCCGGTCCACGATGCCCGTGAGCGCCCGACCTGGAATCGTGATCATGTTCGTGATCTGCTGCGCGAGCACCAAGGGTTCGCCCACGAGCACGTCGAGGCTGAAGTTGATGGCGTCCTGAGCATCGCGAAACTCGTTGATGACGGCGGTGTCGAACGCGGCCACGGTGCCGAGCGCGGCGTCGGCCGTTTGCAGGAAGCCCTGAACGGTCGTCGAAAGGTTTTGCCTCGCGATTTCCGTCTGAACCTGGATGTCTGCGTCGAACTGACTCGCGGCGGCCACCTCGTAGTCGGCGAGGGCCTGCGCGAGCTCGCTCCTGGGGTCGGACTGCGGAGCCGGATAGACCAGGCCCGTGGTCGTGAACCACGTGACTTCAAAAATGGTCTGGTTGGAGCCGTCTTTCAGGTCATCCCGGCGTGTGATGGAGCCCATCGGAACGACGCTGAGCGCGCCGTAGAAAGGGTGTTCGAGGCGGCCGACGCCTGGCTCGAGCAGCGCTTGCTCGAACTGCGTGGCCTGAAGGTCGTGGTCGTCGCCCCAAAAGTACACACGCAGCGGATATTGCCGTGGGCCGAAGCCATTGGGCTGGATGTAGGCGTCATTGACGCCCGGAAACTCGAACGCCTTGTTTCGGAGCGGCGTGTCGCGTGAGACGTTTTCGTAGAAGAACGGGATGCGTGTCCCATCTGGAGATGTGTAAGCCGCCTCACGAACCCGCTCGAGCCAGCTCATCAGAACGCTCCTGAGGGTTCGAGGCTGATGTTGCTGCCCGTGGGGGGCGTGCTCATGAACTCCGTGCCCGGTGTGGCGCGAATCGTCAGCTCGCTCCGGTCGATGCTTGTGCTTTCGTTGATGCTTTTCACCGTGCGCTCTCCTGGGCCTTCAACGCGCGTGCTGCCTGCGGTTTCGCCGCCGCCGCCGAACTCGATGCCGAAGAAGCTCGCGAACTTGGCGGCGCCGTTCTTGATGAAGTCGAACGCGCCCATGAGCTTGGCTTTGATGCTGTCCACGACCTCGACGAACCAGGCTTTGATGTCCATGCCCACGAGCTTCATCGCCTGCCACAGCTCCGTGAACAGCGCTGTGATTTCAGGCCAGTACGCCACGATGAGCGCGATGCCGGCGAGGATGGCCGCGATGACCAGGACCACGGGGTTGGCGGCCATGACGAGATTGAGGGCGAGCCCGGCGTACTTCCAGGCCGTCATCAGGGTCGTGATGGTCTGGACGGCCGTAGCGAGGGTCCAAAGGGCGGCGACTGTGATGCCGATGCGTTTGAACCACGTCCAGATGAGCGGGAGGTTTTCCAGGATGGCCCCGAGGAAGTCGGCGATCTTGGTGGCGATGAGGTCCTTGTTGGCCCGCACCCAGTCCGTCATCGAATCGATCGTGTCTTTGAGCGGCCCCTTCTCCATGTCGAAGATTTTGATTTTGACGCTCTCGACCGCGCTGGCGAGGCCCTTGAGGCTGCCTTGGACCGTGTTCCGCATCGTGCCCGCCATCTTGTCGGACGTGCCCTGTGCGGCGTTCATGGCCTCCTCGAAGGCTTTCATGCCTTCGGTGCCTGCCTCCATCAGCGTGAGCGCAGGGCCGACCGTCCGCTTGCCGAAGATGGCATCGAGGAGCTTGAGCTTGGCTTTCTTGCTCATGCCTTCCGTTTTCGCCGCAAGCTCGCCCATGAGCACGGAGAGGTCTTTGAGGCCGCCTTGGCCGTCGCCTACCTCGATGTTGAGCTTTTTCAGCGCCTTGGAGCCAGCGGCGGCCGGTGCCGCCAAGCGGAGGAACATGTTTCTGAGGGCGGTGCCCGCCTCGCCGCCCTTGATACCGGCGTTGGCGAGGATGGCGATGCCCGAGCTGACCTGTTCGATGTCGGAACCGGCAGCAACCGCAGTGGGTCCCACTTTCTTGATCGCCTCGAACATCTCCTCGAAGGTCGTGTTGGCGCTGGTGCTCGTCTTCGCCATCACGTCGCTGACTCGAGCCAGGTTGGCTTGGAGCTGAGTCGCGTCCTCGGTCATGAGGTTGAAGGCGCCCAGGGTGTCTGTGGCGAAGTCGGAGGCCGTGCCTAGCTCGACCTGCGCGGCTGTGGCGAGGTTGACGACGCCTGGAAGGGCCGCCATCGCCTGCGTGGCATTGAACCCTGCCATCGCTAGGAAGTTGAGCCCGTCGGCCGCCTGCGAGGCTGTGAACTCGGTCGTGGCCCCGACCTCCTGTGCCTTCTGACTGAGGGCTTCAAACTCTTTGGTGCCCTTTTTGATACCCTCTGGGAACTTGGCGGCGGCGGCCGTGAGCGTCTGCTCGAACTCCATGCCTGTGCGGATGATGTTGGCGAACACCCCTCCGATCACCGCCCCAGCGGCGAGGGCCGCCACCCCGACCTTGCGGAGCCCGGCCTTGAACCGGCCGGCCACCCTGTTCGCCTTGCGCATTCCCCGCTCCACGACCCGTGAAAACTTGGAGAACCGCTTTTCCATCTTCGCGATGGGCTTGGTGAACTTGTCTTTGGCCGAAATGATGGCCTCGACGCTAAATCGGGCCATTATTTCCGTGCTTTCGGCTTCGTGTGCTCACGGAGCTCGCGACGCAAGCCGTTGTAGAAGAACCGGATTTCAGAAAGCGTAAGGCTTCGCGGGTCTGGCAGACCGGCGTAGTCGCGACACACCTGGAGCAGCATTTCTGTGTAGACCGCTTGCATCGTGTGAGTGCCCTTGGGCAGCTTCTCGTCCGCACCATGTCGAACGAGGGGTGTCGCGACGTTTAGGCCAAAAAAAGCGTCGTAATCGCAACGCACACCTTGAGGTCACGCCACTCCATGCGGCTGAAGCGTGCCTCGTTGGTGTGCGTCATATCCGCCATCGTGGCGTACATCTTGGCGACGTCCCTGCCTGCTTTCTTGTTGTCCATCGCGATGACCGAGGCGCCTGTCGGTTCATGAAAGGTGAGGGGCTCTTGGTTCCCCAACTGGGGCGTGTAGACCAGTTGTCCCTTTTCATCGACCGTCAGCAACCCTCGTCTCATCGCGCGTGTCAGCTTCCGCTTGTTGTCCAAAAAGCTTGAAAGGTCCGCTTCGTTCATCTCGGATTCGTCCAAATCGAGATCCATCGCCTCGACGAACCGCTCAAACTCTTGGTCGGCCACTTCTGCTGCTACGACGTCGTTTCCCATGATCGCTGCCTTACTGCTGCGTCATTTCTCCCTGTCCCATGAGGCTGATCGTGGCAGTCGCGTTTTGCGAGCTGAACTCGATCGTGTCGGCAACCGTGCCGGAAGCCTGGTAGGTGACTCCTGACGCGAACGTGATGGAGACTGCCACGTAGTCCGTGCCATTGGCAATCTCCTGAAGGAACTGTTGGTCCCCTCTGTCCTCGTCGATCTCCACCACGAGGCCAGAAAGCCCCCAGGGAACCCGTGTTTTGATGATGCGTGCCGTGCCGTCGCCATTGGCTGCGATTTCGTTCTCGAAGCCTCCCAGGTTTCTGGTCACGTCCGCGTCCGCTGTCACCGGGAGCAGTCTCCCCCGAATGGTCACATCTTGGATGCTTCCGCCTACCGCTGCCATTGTCTGCCTCCCTTACGCGATGACGGCTTGGGTTCCGAAGAAGAAGCCGAAGTTGAGTGTCGTGTTGATGATGTTGGTGTTGCCCGAGAGCTGGATCGTCGTCTCGGCATTCAGGCGCTTGGGGTTCCCCACGTCGATTTGCGCGATGGTGGTGGTCTTCGCCGTTTTCGCATCGCTGATGATGGCCGCGAGGCCAAGCGAGTCGAGCACGTCGTTGATCGCCGCGACGGCGCTCTTGGGCTTGCGTGCGTTTGGGTTGGCCGTGGGGCTGTCATCGGGGATGAGCGGCTTTCCCTGCCAGTCATCGTTCGCAAAGATGAGGTCGATGTTGAAGATGACGTTTTGCAGCTTCACGATGTCGACGATGAAGCGATACGCCGGGATGGGTTCGCCCTGTGGCGAATACGGCGTCACGAGGTTGCTGATTTCCGGCACCCCGTCGACCACCTCGATGGTGGAGCTTCCGGCCTTGATGGCCACGTCACGCTGGATGAACGTCCACTGCTCGGCATCGGTGCCGGCCGTGATCGTGTTGAGGGCTTGCCCGGTGTAGTCCGTCGGCGGATTGTTCTGGGCAATCTTTGCGACCCTTGCAGCGGTACGCGCGGCGACCACGAACGGGAGGTTCGGGGAGCCCGGTGCCACGGCCTGACAGTTGATTTTGTCCGTTGTTCGGGTGGTGGTGTCGGTGGTCGCCGTGGCCACGTCGGCCTCGGTGTTGCCGAAGATGCTGAACAGCGGCTTTTTGACCGTTTCGCCCCATCGGCCGTCCCCGAAGGTCTGGATGAGGTCGAGCGATGTCGTGTCACCTGGGTCCATCGCGTTGATGACGATGGTTTCCCAAACGTCGCCGATGAGGTCGAGGCCGTCCTGCACGTCCGGGTTCACCAAGCCGCCTGTGGGCTGCGTGATGGTCCAAATGGTGCCGAAATCTTCCCCGACCACTTCCACGAACAGGTCGTTGCCTGAGGTGCCTTCCCACTTGGCGTCGAGGTCTAGGACCGTGGTGCCGTCGGTCGCGATGACAGGCATCTCGAGGACTGCGTTGATGGCGGCGGTGGCCGCCGTCACGATGGCCGCGACCGTCGCGCTCGCGTCAACGACGAACGCCTCCGATCGGATGCCGTTGACCACCACCCTGTAGGCTGCGGCTTCGGTCTGCGTCCCCGAGGGCGTGATGTCCCCGGCAGCCGCGACGCCGCTTGCGTCGTCGTCGAGCGGAAGCACCGTCACCGGAATGGTGCCGACGCCATCGCCATTGGCGGGGAACAGCTCCCTGGCAATGAGATGGACCGGCGAACCGTATCCGTAGATGCTTCCAGCCTGCGGCGCGCTGGTGATTTGGAACTTCGTGTTTGTGTACGTCGCCTGAGCAGCAGTCGTGCCCTGGGCGAGAATGGAGATTCGTTGCGGGAGATTGACGATGCCGCCGCCGCGAAGATCCTTGAACACTGTTTCGATGCCGATGACTCGTGCAACGGCGGATGCGTCCACTGCCATTGTTTTCTCCTATGGATAGTTGGCGACGAAATACACTTCGCCGGTTTCCTGTCTCTTCACTGTGGCCGAAACCAAATCAATCGTGTCCCCGACCACCTGTGGCGAGAACTCATTGAACTCTACCTGCAACGCTAAGCGCGCTGCGACGATGTTCTGAACGGCCCGGTTGTCGATCTGGGGCTGGAACATCGTGACGCCGTTCATCCAGCGCTTCCAAACTGTGCCTCGGAGGCCTGGGCCGAGGTACGTGTAGTAACCGGCCATGAGAATGTTGCGGACGAGCCGAACGGCGCGCTGCGCCTCGAGCGCGGCTCGCTCATCGCCAGGGGTGTGCCCTGCGCTGAAGTCGTCTTCGCTGAGGCCGTAGCCGTAGCAGTCGATGTGATACGTCCCGGTGCCCTTCTGGCGTTCGATGACGTTGCTGGCTCGTGGCTCGTAGTTGACGGAATCTAAGCTGACGTTGACGATCGGTGGATTGTCGAGCTGCTCGGTCTTCGGGTCGAGAAAGGAGCCCCACGGGTTGTTGCGCTCCAAAAACACACGCAGCTCCCACTCGCGCGGGTCCTTGGCGTCTGCGAGGGCGAGCGCCTTCTGTCCAGCGACCTCTGCGACCAGGATTGCGGCGATTTCGTCCCTGACGATTTCGCTCGTGTCCTGCTTGTCG